CGGCATCTTGCGCTGCTGTTGGATCTCCAAGACCAGTAATCTTGCTTGTACCCATCGCAATCGCACCACTCATCGTGCCGCCTGCTAATGGAAGTTTTGTTGCATCAGTTGCAGCGTCAGTTGCCCATTCAAGTGTTGTAGCAGTTGATCCAGCCTTAAGGACTTGACCTGTTGTTGGTGCAACAGCAGGGAGAGTAAGAGTTATATCTGATGATTGTGCTTGTGCTTTTAATCCTGTGTAATTAGCTCCGTCACCATCTGCCTCACTAAATCTAATTTCTTTTGCATTATCAATAATTAAATTACCTGTCATCGTGCCGCCTGCTTTTGGCACAGCAGCGTTGGCTGTAGTAGCAGCAGCGTCAGCAGCATCCTTCGCAATCTTTACAGCAGCAGGAGTAGCAGCCGTAGTAGCAGAAGTTGATGTTGTGCTATCTGTTAATTGAAGAACACCAACGGCACTTGTCGTTCCAGTTGTGATCTTACTTCCAGCAATCGCAGCAGAAGCATTAACGTCTGCATTGACTATCGCTCCAGCAGTAATAGATGTAAGACCTGCGTTGTTTATTCCTATATCACCTGTAACTGCAACTGCTGTTGGCACATTTGATCCGTTACCAACAATGATTTGAGCAGAGTTAACAGCAGCTAATTTACTAAGAGCAATAGAAGCATTTGCAGCTATGTTTGTATTTATTAAGCTTCCATCAACCATTGTTGATGTAACGGTATTAGTGTCACCACTTGTTATTACATTTCCAGAAACATCAGGGAAAAGTATTGTTTTATCGCTTGCAGTTGGGTTTGTTACTCCAATAGTTGTCTCGTAAGCATCTATACTTGAGCCTTCAAAAACTAAGCTTCCAGTATTACCAATAAGCACCTGACCTGTGACAGTACCACCTGTAAGTGCCAACTTCTCTGTTTCTAATTCTTGAAGTGCATCTTGAACATTAGTCGCTGCAAGTTGACCGTAAGGAGTGAAAGTAATATTGCTTGCAACCTGACCAGCTACGGTCTGTGATAAATCAATTTCTTCCCATGAACTACCTCCAGTATTTGTAACTCCTAAAATGTAATCTGGTGGTGCTAATGCGACTACCGGGGCTGGCGCACTTGGAGTCCCTGCATTTTCAACTACCAAATAAATTCCATCAGTAGTTGAGCTAGGGGTAGGAACATTAGATCCAACCGCTAAACCAGCCGCAGCACCAGCAGTAGTAATCGAAGCAACAACACTTGTTGAAGCGTTATATGTTCCACCAAAAACTAAACTACCTTTAGTTAATGTTGTAACTGGCTGATAAGCATTACCATCATAAATATATAAATCTTCAGTTACTGAATCAAAGAAAAACTGACCAGTAAATTGACTTGTTGGAAACCCAGTCTGACCTACAGATCCAAATAAAGTTGTTGAACTATTAGATAATTTTGTTCCATCAATAGTATCAGCCCCAATCCTTGCAGCATCAATGCTTCCACTCGTTAATATAGTAGCTGCAAGATTAGGAATATCTGAAGCTGCAAGCACAGTTCCAGCAGTTGCAACACCTTTTGTATTAACAGTTAGCTTAGTGTATGTACCTGCACTAATTCCACTTGTAGAAGTTGTTAATCCACCTGAACCATCGACTGTCAAACCTCCTGCCGAAGTAATCTTAACAGCACCTTTTGCACTTGTTGTTGCTGTTGGCAAATCTCCAGCGACTAATCCTGTGGCGGCTGTAATTGCACCCTGATTGTTAAAAGTTATTCCGCTAACTGTTGCTCCAGTAACACTATTTGTAATTGATAATGCACCTGCTCCACTAACAGTTAAACCTGCACCAATAGAAACACCACCAACTGCTGACGTAGTAGCTAGGGGAAGATCACTAGCTGCCAAAGCTACCGTTCCCGTGATCAACCCCTGTGCATTGAAACTGATTCCAGATCTTGTCGCTGCTGTGATTGCGTTGTTAATTCCAAGAGATCCCGAAGCTACATTCAAAGATCTATTGATATTGCTTGTATTTAACTTTGCTGCTGTAACTGTTCCATCAGTTAATTTTGTTCCGCTAATTCCACTCGCTACCTTTGCATCTGTGACGGCTGAATTTGCAATAGCATTAGTATCAACCGCATCATCTGCAAGTTCTGATGCTGTGACCGAATCTACTCCTAACTGAGTCGCAGTAACACTTCCCGAAACTAATTTAGAACCTGCAATACTTCCTGCTAATTGTGCATTAGTGATCGTTCCAACTAATGACGAAGTAGGATAGCCTGTAGCATCAGTTAAGTTAAATGCTGGTGTTGCATCAGTGCCACCAAGGCTTACAGATATTCCTCCAAGAGAAACAGAAGAATTAGTTAGTTTAGAATTAGCAATTGAACCTGCTAATTGTGCGTTTGTAATTGTCCCTACTAACGCCGAAGTTGGATAACTTGTTGCGTCTGACAGATCAAAAGCTGGAGTTGCGTCTGCTGCGCCTAAAGCAACAGAAATACCGCCAAAACTAACAGAAGAATTTACAAGTTTCGAGTTAGCTATTGATCCAGCTAACTGAGCATTAGTAATCGTTCCTGTTAATGAAGACGTTGGATAGCCTGTTGCATCTGCAAGATTGAAAGCTGGAGTGGCATCTGTTCCTCCTAAAGCAACAGTCACACCTCCTAAAGAAATATTTGAACCAACTAATTTTGAAACATCTATTGACCCTGCTAATTGAGCATTAGTTATTGTTCCGACTAACTCTGTAGTTTTATATCCTGTTGCATCAGTAAGATTAAATGCAGGAGTCGCATCTGTTGCTCCTAAATTTATTGATACACCACCTAAAGAAACTGACGAATTTGCTAGTTGAGAATTAGATAAAGTACCTGTTAAAGAAGCTGCTGGATAATTTGTTGCATCCGTTAAATTAAACGCTGGTGTAGCATCTGTTGCCCCAAGAGCAATACTTACCCCACCGAGACTGAGACTTGAATTAGCAAGTTTTACATTTGTTACATTCCCGTCTGTGATGCTTGCTGTTACGACTGTATTTGCTCCAAGACTTGCAAGTGCAGAACCTGGAATACTGCCAGCGTCTATAAGTGCAACACCTCGTTCAACTAAAGCTTTAGCTGTAATCTTTTTGGTTTCTGATGCGCTCCCATCAACAACTGCAAGTTCATCGGTTGCTGCTAAGTCTGCTTCAGCTAAAGCAGGCAACTGACTAATTTTTAGATCTGCCATTTAACTCAAGGACTTTAGGGACAGTTTACTTCTCTTATACATTATGTTGCATCATCCTCTAAAGAAATTTTATTTCCATCTTCCTTCAATATATAGTCAGTATTCTCTTGAAGTAAATAAGCAGGTGTAGAGCCAATCTTTAATTGAAATTCTCCTGACGTAACAAAATCAATATTAGTTTTAATGATTCCAACATTAGGGACAGTCACAGAACAACTGGTGATCTGTGCATCACATTCATACCAAGCGTTATTTACTGAAGCCGCTGATTCTCTATATAAAAAGAATCGACCAAAAAAATCTGCACCTTGTTGAACTCTTAAAATTAAACGAGCTAAATAAGATGAAAATTCTTGATCAGTTGAATAATCATGGTCAGTTGCAACATATCTATGTTCCCAAAAACAAGTCATTGAACCTTGTCCAGAAATCAAGCCAGAATCATATTGACGTTTAAATGTATCTCCTAATTGATTAATTTCTACTTGATCCCGTTGTGTTGTGAACTCATATTCTTCTACTCTTGCTAATGGCTTATATGAAGTATTTCTGACTGTAATACTAAGACTTTGCTGTTCAGAAGGAGTAACCAACGCAAGAGCATTAGCTGTTGTGCCTCCTATAGCAAGTGCAAGCGTTGAATATAAACGCATCCCCCCAATATCATCTATATGAACAAAAAAAGTGCCATCTCTTGCTGAATGGCCTGATACAAGCTCTAAATTTGCAGTTCCATCTGTTCTTGCAATATCAAGTTTATCTCCAGTAATAATTTGTCCAAGTTTATGATCAACAGAAAATCTTTTACGAGAAGTATTTACATCAGAAACTGCCAACGTCACATTCAACGAAGCATCCATAGATGTTCGTTTTAATTCAATAAATCCTCCAGTTCCTAAATAAACAGGCATTTACTTTTATAGGTCAAATCCTGAAGGAGCATCAGCAGCTTCAAATGAAATGTCTGCACTAAAGATTTCGCCTTGTGCGCTTGACACAGCAATTGAAGTTAAGACAACTGTCATTGTTATGTCTTTATATGCTCCAGTATGATCATTAATTCCTAAAGAAAGAGTTACTGTATCTGACGCTGCACCACCTGTTTTGATTAAATTATTCATTAATGTAGAAGCCATTGTATCTCCAGAAGTGGCTCCAGTAGCAGAGTAGTAAGCGATAGAAGCACTACCTGAAAGGCTGCGAGTTCCACCTATTAATTTTCGATCTCTATCACCAAGCGTTGTTACATCTAATGTCTCTTGACTTGATGTAAAACTAAAAGTTGTGACTCTACCAACAGTTGTTGAGCCAACTTTCATTACACCATCAGCACCTGAGTAGTAGCCCACAACAATCCCTAAGTTAAACAGTCATTCTATTCTAAGGCGAATCGAGGCAAGCAACAAATTTACATTCAACATTACTACGACCTAAATACACACTTGTTACTTGTGGAGGCCCATCGTACCTCCATCTCAAGCCTAATTTTGTTTGTCCTGTACCAGCATCATCTCTAATTTCTTGTTTTAAAAATGACCCGTCAATACCTATTGCTGCGTTTTCATCTTTAAAACGAACAAAATCATAATCAGACATAACATCGTCATAATTAGCCAAAATTAATCCAGCATCTGCATCAGAAATATTTGAAAAAGTAAGAGTTAAAGTTGCATTAACTCTTTTATTTCCATAACGCAAATGTGTTTTTGTGCCATCTAAAGATTCAAATGTTGTACTTGGATATTCTCCAGGAGAAAAACTTCTAGAACTTGGTTTGACTGCTGGAAAATCAACTGCTGAAACGGTCATGTAATTAAGTCCATAAAGTGAGAATCCGTACCGTTATCCCATCCTTGCAGGATAGCCAATGTTCCGTCATCTGTTAAAGGAGCATGACTTCCTGAAATTTCTACTAAACCATCTTCTACATAAGAAATAGTTTCTAACTTATAAACACGATTACTTGTAACTGAATTTTTTAACGTAAATAAAACACCACGGGGCAAGCCTGCTCCTGTTACAAAATTAACGCCAGTAGCTTCTTGTACTTTTTCAACTGCTGTACCTGCTTTCCAATAATAAATATTTGCATTTGTATCGGTTATAGGATCATTACTTATAACTTCTCCGTCCTCAGTTATCACTCCATTGTCATAACGACTGGTATGAGTTGCTTCAGAAACTAATCTAAAATAATCACCAGGAGCTAAATTAAAACAATATTGAGGTGCTGTTTTAAAACTTAAACCATGATCAACTTCTTTCCTTAATTTTAAAATGTATTTAGCATATTTTCTTGCATGGGCTGCTGTGGTACAAAACCCTGACATGTCATAAGTTTCAACTGGATCTAACTTGCTTCCACCGTAATTGTAAGTATCTATAATTCTTTGTGTCGCTCCTGCTGGTGCGTCTGCTGTACCTTTGAGCCTTAACATTACAGATTTAGTTTCAGGAAAACCATTTGGCTTTTCTTTCCTATACAAAACATTTGCTGTGAAAAGTTGTCTTTCTTCAGGGGATAAAAATGATACTTTTAAATCATTTATATTTCCATCTGTAAACAACGCTTTTATATCTACTTTTGCATTAGGAGCTATTCTAAAGTTGGAATCTGTAGGAACAGCAGGAACTAAATTAAACTTACCTCCAATAACAGTAAAATCTAATAAGTTATAGGTTCCATGTTCATGCAAAAATTCTCTTAAATTTATTTTATTACTAATAATTCCATCCCAAGTAAAATTATTACTTGCACAAAACGCTGCGCCACTTGTCATGTTTCCTATAGCATTTACACCAACAAGTTCTCCAGCACCTAAATGAGAATCAGTTAACAACGCATGTGCAATTTCTACAAAATTATTACTTGCTTTAGGTGGGCCAGCAGGACTATTTAAAAGATCAGTAACTTTAATTCCTTTCTTAAAATAAGCCGATAATTGTGTAAAGTTAGTCCACTCTTTTGCACTATTAATTCTAATACCACCTAAAGCTAAATCCATGTAAGAAGCTTTACCATATTCATTCATTAACTCGTTAATGTAAACGACCTCATGTTCAGGGCCATTCATGTGGCTCTTGGTTTCCATTCCTGGGTATTGCACATAATCTGCTATTGCGTCAAAAGGATTTAAACTATTACTTGCAACCGCTGTAACTGCTGTTATCTTTGTAACTTGAACATCAATACCACTTGCAGGAAAAGTAATATTTGCATTTAAACCTGATGGCTTTGGAATAGTAATTGTATCTCCTACTTTATAACCAGTACCTTTGTTTATAAAATTCCAACTAGCGTTCCAATTATATAAAGGTGTTTGCCATGATACGTTAAGGTTTAATTTTAAACCTGTACCTGTTCCGTTAGTTGTAGGTAAAACTGTAAATGATTGAAATCCCATGTTATTACGATCCTGCTAAATGAATTGTTCCTACACTTAATTTTATAGCTGGATTCCTATCTGTAATTTTAAAGTAATTAACAGGAGTTGGATTTGCTTCACCATTAGCGACATCCATTGGGTGTTCAGTTACGTGAGCAGTATTGCTACTTGCCATATATATCTTAGGTTGTGGTGTTGATTTAATTGGCTCAGGAATAATATCACTACCAGCAAGTGTTATTGGCGTAATCATTAACCCAGAATCAAACTTTTTAATTTCTCCTTTTTCAAAATCGTAACTTGGGATTCTTACTGTTGTTGCGTCTATACCTGGTTCAGTAATAGCAAGTCCAACTTCAACTCCATTTTCAACAGCTAACCATGCCCATTCAGTACCGCCGTTCCAATTCTTATTAAGTGATATAAGTGTCTCATTATGATTTGTTGAGCTTGATGTGTCGTAGTTATAACGAGATGTTGGTGGAGGAGAAGGAGGCCCGTATTGAATACCAGAAAAACCTACCCTTGAATACATTGATAACTCAGCGACAGCACCAGCTTCAGTAGTACTTGCACTAGAACTGAAAGTATTAAATGCTTTTATCCATTCAGTATTAGAAACATCATCT